TAGTGTTTAAATTCCTTACCTTTAATAAACGTATTAACGGAGTTATCGCCAAGTTCTACGTTACCAGCGGTAGAAACTTTAGCCATACCAACACCATGCCCATCAGGCTTATAACCCTCAATCAATATATTATTAGCCATTTTAAGTGCGCCGTTCAATGTACCGCCTGTTAGTTTGAGGTAATCAAGCGTTGCTAATCGTGCAGTATTGATGGAGTTTTGATAGTCCTTGTTTGGATCACCAACATAAATATCTACTTGGTGTCGCTTATTAGGTTTTTCTGTTAAGACCGCAAAATAGAATTTGCCGTTGTAATAAGCTATATCTTCGATTTCAGTAGTTCTATTGATTTCAATAATCTGTTTAACTGTGCCAAATGGTGTACATTCTACTAAACTACCAAGCGTTGCACTCATGATGCAGCCATTCAACATGAAAGCACCATTGTTATTGAAATCATCATATTCATAATCGACTTGATATGTTTTTAATTTCTTAAAATCATCGTTGTATAAATTGATTTCACGCAAGCGTTGTTGACCGCTAATAGGTACGATGCTTACATAAGTTCGTGTGATTGGGTCATAACCAATATTAAATACACGTTCATTTAATGTGATAGTGCGTTCATATTGCATTGTGTCCGCATCAAGTACTGTAAGGTTATTACCATTCTTCAAGCCGTTTGCAAGATAAATCTTATTCGTGTATTTGTTGTAGCACATAGTGTTACAATGCCCCATCTTATCAGTGTCATTAAACTTATATGTACCTACAATCTCAAACGTGGATGAGTTGAGTTCATAGAATATTTGGTTGTTACCATCGCCACTAATACAAGCTAATACGAATACATTCTTTTTATCGTTGTAGGTAAAGCCTTGGCATTGGTTGACCTCATCGCCATATTGAATATTTTTCACAAAGGCGATGTTGGATGCACCTTTAAGCATTGGTGTTTCTGTTGGATAGAACGGCTTTACATTGTTATATGTACCCATATCCATGACACTATCAACAGTATTGAAAGTTAGATGTTCATTAATTTTATAGATACCATTCGGTACTAACAATATCTTATTTTTAAGATTGTCATTAGCACGTTTGAATGCTGCGGTATCATCTGCCACACCATCGCCTACCGCTCCAAAGTCTTTTACGGAAACGATGCCGTACAAACTATCTTTAGTTTGATACTTAGCGTCAGCCTCTGTTTTTGTAACTAAACCACCACCATTAGGTAGTGCAATTTGTTCAGCCTTAGCAGCTGCAGTTTCAGCACGTTTAGCAGCATCTGTTGCCTTGATAGCGTTACTTGCAATAGAGTTTTGTTTATTATCGATGTCATTTTTTAAGGTCTTAGCTTGGTCTACAAGATTATTAATATCTCGTTTATCAACAGTTGTTTGGCCAGCGTAAGCCTTTGCATCTCTTACTAATCGCTCTGCCGTAGCAACATTAGTTGAGGATGTATCAAGTGCAGTATTAGCGGTTGCCAATTTATCATCAACAGTCGATGCTATTGTTTTAATCTCTTCGCCCAATCGGTTGATTATATCTGCATTAGCGTTAATCTTATCTGACTTTTCACTAATTACATTCATAGCATTCATAGCATCATTAGCAGCCTTTACAGAACGCTCAACAATATCTTTCGCAACTTCATTTGCATTCTTATCACTATCTACACGAATTTTAAGTGATCTATCTAAATCAGCTTTCATTTCTTGCAAGATAAGAATAATCTTATCCGTTGCGTGTTCGATATTCTCGAATGGATATTCATCAGGCAAGTCCATATCTTGTGAGATTGGTGTTTTACGTTCAAGTATAACCTTTTGCCCTACGGCTAGTGCATCCCCATTCGCTGGGTAAATTACCGATTTGGTGCTTTCATCATAATCGATGTTACCTACTTGTACCGCCTCTGTGCCATCTTCATCAACGATAGTTAGTTTAATATCCTCGATTTGGACAAAATCATATGGGAAAATAAACTTCTTATTTATCCCATCGCATTGATACACTACAGATGGTTTTAGTACTTCTGGTGTCAATTTAACATCCCCTTTCAATGTATATAAATAGGACTACCCATTATGGATAGTCCTTATTTATCAATGTTTCTTTTTATCTTTTTTAGTTTTTAATCTACGGTCAAATACTACTGCCATGATTGCATCCTCTAGTGATGCATCGGTATCTGTGAAACCAAATTTAGCTAATGTCCACAAGCCATCAGTTACAGTATCGCTAAAACCAGTTGCTCGGTTTGCTAACTGAATGAAACTTCTGCCTACATCGATACCATCTTTGTTTTTGCTCATAATTGCGTTGCCTAAATCGTAGAATTTCTCAACGATGCTTAATGCCATAACGCTATTACCTTTATTGAATACCTTTTCGCCTAGAATGTATTTCATAGCCATATTTGACATATCACGGATGATTGGTACACCCATAGTACCTTGTGCGACTAACTCTTCGATAAATGACTTAGCCAAATCTTCAGGCTTATCATCATCGCCATTCGTCATAGCCTTATAAGCCATCATACCGATTGCTTGTGAAATCAAAGTCCACCATAGCATCTTAACGAACCTTGCATAATCGCCATTATCCTTACGTGCATAGTTACCCTCTGTGATGATGTTATAAAGTGTATTAGCGTAAGAATAGAACGGAACGAATAATTGAGTGAATGTGGAACGTGAACGCTGAATAGCAGCAGCATCTTTCGTATCACCACTACCAAATATATCACGCACCGCTCTATCACCAGCTTCAATAGATTGTTGCTCTACCCATTCAGCACTCACACCCTCTTTACCAAAGAGTTCAGCTTGCTTTTGATCATATGCAAATTTCCACACAGGAACGGATAATGCAAAGTCTGTTTCTGTAAGTAATCTAAACCCCATTTGATTTATATCATCTCGAATGTCAGCTAACTGTTCTACCTTATAACCACCAACATTTGTATCACCTAATCGTAAGCCTTTACCTGCAATAGATAAACCTTGTTTTAAGTCTTTATCTAATGTTTGTATACGTTCACGCATGAAGATTGATTGACCCAATACAAAATCTCTAGTGTTGTTATAAGTAGTTGTGCCGTGTCCATAGAAACCAATACCAGCATGATTGATGGCTCTAATAGTATTACCTACACCGATACGATAGAATGCAACAGGAATGTTCAACGCATTTTGTAACGCTACCGATACTCGACCAGCCATGACTGCGGTTGATGTATTCTTTTTAAGCGTAAGAATTAATCGGTCAATATCGTTTGTTTTTGCCGCCTCGTCTTGCCAGTTATCACGAACCCAAGTTCGTAAGAATTGGTAGGTATCTGCACCAAATTTATCTACAATGTAGTTTTGTAGTTCACGATTAGAGATTAGCTTATTAACATCTGTTACTGCTTTTCGCATTGTAACGTGGTTAATAGCCTCTGTAATAGCATTAGGAATAACATCAAAATCAAGCAACAATGATTTATCCTTAACCACATCTAAACGTGATTTAGTGGCACTCATACCAGTTCCCCATACTGCATTACTACTTACCATAGTTTTTGCAATATCTTCAACTTGGTTATCACTAACAGATGCATTTACTTTAGGGTTATACACAATAGGGAAATATTGACCCTCAATGTTTCTACCACCGATAGAGAATGTTAAACCCTCTACTTTCTTTAATGGGTTTCCGTAAAGTTCCTCTTGAACCTTACTACGTTCATCAAAGAATGAATTGATATGATCCCATGTACGAATAACAAATTCCCAGTCTTTATCAGTCATGTGTTCTTGGAATGCACGTTCAATTTCAACCTCATTTGCTTTTGTGGTTTCCATTACACGTTGTCTGTTGCTTTCAGTACCCCAGTTAAGGGCAATCATGATAAGTTGTTCTTTAGTTAAACCATATAAATTACCAACTGTGTACAAGTGGTCATTACGCATATCGAATAGTTCACGCTTTGAATATATTCCTACATCCTTTGCTAGTCTACGCATTGATACTTCCTTACGTTCATTGAACGCTTGCGTAGCACGGCTGATTGGGTCATAGATATATTTAACTGCGAACCCATTTTTACCGCCACCCATTCTACGTAAGAATGTTTCAACTTTCATTAATGCTAAGTGGAAACCATATAGTTTACCGCTTACTGCATCTGTTTTAGTTTGGTTATTCAAGATGTTGAATACATCACCAGTTGCACTACCAAATGTTTCTGTAGCCTCACCGATAATTTCTTGTACTGCATTTTCAAACGATATGCTTTTACCCTTATTGTTTAGAATGGTTGTACCCTCATACTCATTTCTACCATTTTTGTACATACCAGTCATGAGTTCTTCCAAGGTTTCCAACTCATTCATCGTGATTGATTTGAAAGATTTAGGTGTTTTAGAGTAGAACAGTTCAGCTATCCAAGGTTGTAATTGAACCATAGATTGTTGGTTAAGAATGAGTGCATCCACATCAAGTGCGGATAATACTGTGTTCATATCAAAACCATCAGTAGGTGCTAGTCCATCGTACTTAGTTAAACCCATTTGGTATGCCATATGGGAATAGAAATAACGCATATTAGGTTCAATAGCAATAGGGTTCTTAGGTCTAGTCATGCGTTGTAATTGTTGTTTCAATTTCAATCGCAATTTCTTGGACTTTTCAAAGTTTTCAAACGCTACTCTTGCCCTTGCTTGTTGCAACATTTGCTCACGCTTAAACCCAAGTGCTTTATCAACATTACCACTTGCCAATGCTCTATCAGCTTTCTTGCCAGCAGTTACCGCTTTATTCTGATAAGTCTTAAACTGAATAGCATTAGAAATAGGCAATTCACCTAACTCTTTTCTCGCTCGGTTCATGTAATCAGAAATTGTACCAAGTCCAGCACCACGAATAGAACGAACATTATTGATGCGGTCTTGTAACTCATCTTTTAGTTTTTCGATACGTTCACTAGCTTTTAACTCTTGTTTTTCTGCTCGTTCTTGTGTGCGTTCTGCTAATCGTTCTTTTTGTTCAATAGCACGATCTAGTTGATTAGTAATAGTTGTTAAGCGTTTAGATAACTCACTATTCTTATCTTTTAGTTCGCTCTCACGTTCCTTTGCTTTATCTGTAAGTTCCGCTTTTTCATTGTTCAACTTTTCGATTAAGCGTTCCGCTTTTTCAAGTTCTTTTGTTGTATCAACAAGTGCAGCATCTACTTTTTTCTTATCAGATTTAAGAATATCGTACTTAGTAGGTTTAACCTCTTTTTCGATTTCACTTAACTCTGTATCAATAGTTTCTGCGTTAGGGTCTAGCTTACGAATACGTTCTAACAATTCCCAGTTCTTCGCCAACTCACGATTAGTAGATTGTTGGATAATCTTACTTTCCTCTTCGGTAAGTTTCATCTGACCTTGTGTACTAAGCAAGATTTCTTCTGCTATTTGCTCGTTGGTTTTGTCTGCATTGTTATCTTTCATAAACTCTGCTTTCGCATTGTCCATTTCTTGATTGATAGCATCGTTAAATGTAGCACCAGTTTGTTCGACTTCCGCTTTCTCCAATTCTTCAATAGAGTTGTACTGTGTATCTTTCAATGCACCCTCACCAAACACATTGTATCGTTGATGCTCTTTATAAATAGGATATTGCTCAATCAATCGTTTTTCGATTTCAATTTGGATAGCATCCTTTTCTTCTTCCCATTCTTTAATTGGTCTATTATCCAATTCTTTCATGAGTTTTCGCATCACACGTTCTTTTGCTTTTTCTTTCACATCAGCGATGTAGGACTGCATACGTGCTTGGTCTTGTTCGGATAACTGCTTATAGAGTTCAGTTTTCTCAAACTGTTCAAGTTGTTGTTGCTCTGCGTATGCCTCAATATCCTCTTGGGTTGCGATCATACGTGCCATAACATCTTTAATATCAGTTGGTACTTCACCACCTAATCGTTGAACGCTACGATAAATGTATGTTAGCCATTTGGAGAATTGACGGAATACTCTTTGCAATGTACTTGTTGGTGCTTCACCACTTCGCAAGTAGCTTTCCCAACCTCGTGCAAATTTTTCGTGTGCTTTCGTATTATCTACGTTTTCACCATCAACCCAACCGCTCCACTCTTTCAACTTGTTCCAATCTGTTACAAGTTGCTCAGGTGCGTTTTCCATAGATGCTAATTTTTGTATATCATCAAAGAATACATGACCCATCTCATGCAAGAATGTACTTCTATCTGCAGTTTTAAAAATGCTGATAATGCGTTTACCATCTTTCATGATGTCTGTCATGCCATTTATAGTTTGATTAAATGTTTCACCTAACTCTGACTCTTGATATACTTTAAACCCATAAGATTTTTTTAAGTTGTATAAATCTTTTTCGTTTGGTATACTTGTGTTAAAGAAGTCGCTAATGTGGTAATTCGCTTGGGGCAATGAGAGCCCCTCTGCCAAATACCAATTAGTGGCTTTTTTTTCGTTTATATATAATGGTGTTCCAAACTCAGGGTTTTCTAAATGGTCTTGATACCATTTATTACCAACAGTATCTTTTGTGTACACGCTATTTACTAAGCTATATACAATCGTATTGTTACGTTTTTCTTTATTTAGCTGCATAGGAACAACAATGTTTAAACCATTGTTACCCTTTAATTCAGCCATAACAACAATACTATCTTTTACTGTACTAGATCTAAATATTGCTATTGGGTCAGCTAATGCAAATGGCAACTGCTCCATCTCATTCAAAGTGATTTCAGGATGTTCCTGTAGGATAGTTGCAATCTTAGCTTGTTTAATCACAACATCATAATTATGACCGCCAATCATTTGCAATACTGATGGTGTATCCATTACTTTTACAGTTGCATTAGATTTAGGGTTATATTTTTTTAATGTGTTTACCCAATCTGATTGGTCGCTTGAAAGTTTTACATCACCCTGTGTTATTTGTTTTAAACCATTAGTAGATTTAGTTTCACCACTCATATTAATTCGCACACTATCACGCAAATAGTCCATAGCGGTATAACCGCCTTTGCCCATTTGTCGCATATATTGTGCCATTATATCAGCGTGTTGTGCCATCAATAATGCATTTGCTTTTGCAGTTTCACGTTGTTTTCTATTCGTGCTTCCGCTAATAGCTTTAACTACTTCGTTGTATACATCATATCCACTTTTAGATAGTTGCATTCGTAACGCTATATCATTATTCGCCAATTCAAAGACTTTATCTTTCATAGCCTCTAAACTTTCGATTTGCATCAACATATGTTCCATATCTGCATAGTGTGCATCAGATTGCGCTAATGCATCAGCGTTACCCTCAAGGCTTGCAGTTGTAGTTGCTCGGCTATACTCATATGCTGCTCGTCTGCGTTCTGCATTTGTGCGTGGTGCTTTACCGCCATTATTAGCTTTATAATCAGTAAGCCATTGTGGTTCAATGCCAGTACTTACCGCATCATTGATAGATTTATCTGCGTTATCAAAATCACTAGCATATGTTTCTCTGTATTGTTCTTTCAACGTATGTAATAAGTTATTGAAATTACGTTTAATGTTCGTAGGGTCAGATAGTACCTCGTTAAGCACTTCTCGATCTATATCAGATGCACCCTCAAATTCATTACGGATAATATCATCCTTGATACGTTCCGCACGTTTAGAGGTATCATCTTTCAATACCGATTTAGCAACATTTACTTCTTGTTTTGCACGTTCCAAAGTTGCCAATGACATACCGCCACGTGTAAAGTAAGAGGTTTGTTTTAAAGCCTCTACAGTTTCATCGGATAAGTTCATAGATACTTGTGCATAGCTACCAATAGGAATTTCAACAGGTGCATCAGCCTCAATAGCTGCTTTGACTTCCTCTTGCGTTACTAAGCCGTTATCTACCATATCACGGATAGCAAGTTGTCCGTTTTCAGATTGTACTAATTCCGCTACATCTACATATTGAGTTGATACACCTACTTTATCGCCCTGTGCTTGTACGATTTTTCCGTATAGTTCAGGGTTTTCTTTTGCGATTTTATTGGTAGTGCTATCCTTACGAACATTATCCATAATAACTGCACCATTGCGGTTTTGTTCAGCGATGATTGCTGCTTGTTGTTGTTCAGGTGTTAGCTTTTGAAAATCACGGAAAGCCTTTGCAGTACGCACACCACCTACCGCACCACCGATAGCACCAAAACCGATTACCGCTGGTAATGCTTGTTTCATCGCATCTAGCGAACCTATAGCAATATCACCTACGCTATAATAACCCTCTAGGTCATTATCCTTGCGTGTTAGGTTATGTTGCACCTTTTCGTTTACATCTTGCAAGCCCTCTTCAAAAAGTTCAGGTACACCAGCTTTAATAGAGTTTTTAGCCATCTGTGCAACAGTTGTTCCAATACCTCTATCAAAGGTTTTAACTGTATCACCAACACCAGCACTAATAGCTTTTGCAATCATGCCTTTAGGTGCTACTGCTTTAAAGGCTTTCCCCATAGCTGCAGTTGCGGCAAACTCAATGCTAGCATCAATAGCAGCATAAGACATAGCATATTGATTAGCCTCTTGGTCTGTGTATACTCGGTTGCCGTTAGCATCTTTCTTTTGAGTGAGTTCAATGTACTTATTGCCAAATGACATTTTATACATATTGTATGCCATGTCAGCACCGCCACCCCATTTAGCACCAGTAGCAGCGCCAGCACCAGCACCTACACCATCTGTGGCTAAACCACCAATTAATGCACCAGCAACTGCACCAGCTACTGCACCTATACCACCTTGTTTTGCCATCATGTAGCCTTGACTAGATGTTGCGCCAAATACTTCTTCTAGTGGACTACTACCATCAGGTCTCCTATAACTTTGTATATTATTTTGTAATCGATTAATCTCATCGGTTAGTTCGCTAATCTTTTGTGGATCAGATTCATGTGCCAAGGCAAAACCAGCATCGCCCAACTTCATTTGGTCATTCATCGCCCAAATACTTTGTTGCATCGCATCGAATACACCTTTTGTATTCTTTATTGATTCAAGATTGTTTAACGCTTGGATGCCCTCTGCTTGTGAGCTATATTTCACCTTATAGAGTTCAGGAAACTCATCGTAAATATCTTGTAAAACTTGTCCTCGTTCTACTCGTCTAGATAGATAATCAGCACGTTCAAATGCTCTATCATCACCAAACATAACTGTATCTGCACCGATATTTAAAGTTTTAGCAATACGTAAAGCCTCATTAGCACGTAACTGTTCATTGTTATACAAAAACAATCTATCAGTGTTACTAACAAACCCAGCTGGTAAAGCATTAGGTAATGACTGCCCTAATTGACCTATAGATTGTAATAGGTTGCCTTGTTGCCCAAAAGGTGAAACTGTTTCCGTTCCATCTGTATTTTTAACGCTAATAGGTGTACTAGCGATTGTAGATAATGCATCTGCCGTATTTTTCGCAATGCTTGATACTGTATCTATACCTGCACCAATAGCCTGTCCTACAGGTGTAAAACCACCTACAGGACTAGACTGTACACCAGCGCTAGCGGTAAAGGAACGTGGACTCTCTCCACCATGTCCACGTATTAACGCTTGAAACTCTTCACGCTCTTGTTGATTAATATCAGCCATTTGTGTATCTCCGTTGTAATGCATTGTATTCTGATTCGTAAATATCTTTGGTTGAGCCATCTTTATATGTTACTCGGATATAGTGATTTCCTACAGGTTCAGCATGAA